CGTCTGGGCGGACTCATCAACCCGTCCCCAATGTCGTTGAAATACCTTGACGCGCATCTTCGCGATTAAGCGAAAGAAGTGCGCGTTGACCGCCAACACCGCGAGCGCGACGACGTGCGGCGATCTCGGCTTCGGCCTTACGCTCACGTTCTTCTAGCCGAGCCTCTTGGCGCTCTTGCGCGGCAGTGATTTCGGGGTCAGGCTCCGGCGGTGGTGGTAGAGGTTGTGGGGCTGGCATCTTAGGCCCGCCAAAAATTCCACTCATTAAAAATACCTCGCAAACATGAAATGGTCGGATTTGTCAGGCCCATAATTCTTCATAAGCCCTTCCTCCGTGAATCCTAATGCTTTTGTCCATCGAATTGCAAGAACATTGCTATTATCTACCACGAACTGCAATCGATGCAATTGCATGTCTATTGCGATCTTATTGATATAACGCCTAGCACCGCGTGTAAGTGATATAGGATTGCTTTCAACAATATAGCTAGTGAGCATCCAACCCTCTGCCGTGCCGCGATTCAGAGGCACAGCGCCAAAGCAACAGGCCACATTGCCATTATGGAGCGCCGTGTAGCAATTGCCATACGAAGCAAACATCTTCAGGGTTTCGTTGTAATCGTCAAACCATTCGAAATACTGCTTTTCGAATGGGCGCAGGTCCATCATATGCACATGCGCCCAATGAAAAGGTATGAAATTCACACGATAGTTAGTTGATATATCAGGCAAAGACATGTATATTACTCATGTTCATATTTGGACTTCTCCTTGGTTGTGACTAGCGCCCCGGTTTGTGGTTTTCCGGGGCGCTTTTTTTAGCCAAAAATGTTGAAATCCATATTCGCCACATGCTGCTTGAACATCGGACGGCCATTCGGATTGCGCGTCAAAGTGCGATGTTCACCGCCACCTAACATTAGATAGCCGTATGCGTCGCCAACGTGCGAATGCTCGTTCTTGTTTGGCATGTCGCGGAACCGCTCATAACCCGCACCGACGGCAACGCGCTTGAAATGATAGCCGCCAGACAATGACTTCCGTGTCCGCGTACATTCCTTGGACACAAGCAGACCGGGACGACCGTCGATCAGACGGTTCATCGGCATCGCACCAGCTTCACGACGCACCTTGAAGTCGTTCGATGCTGTCGGCTGGGCGCGAAGTCCCAACGTCCGTAGATGGTCGAACGCCGTCACCTCAAAGATTTCGTCACGCTTGCCACCAGCCGGGTCGCCCCAGATAAATATCTCCGACTTCGGGAACTTCGTCTGGATATCCGCCATCAGATGATGCGCGAACCGCTCAAGCCCCATGTCGAAGGCGACAAGTTCATGCACGATATGCCAGCGCCCATTCGCCATCTTCTGCCCAAACACCGCCGCAGGCGTCAAACCAAAGTCGAGGCCTATATGCACAGGCATACCAGTCTCAATCTCTACATCCGACGACATCAGGCTGTCGCTGAACTCATGCCACACCGGCTTGCCGTCTTGCACATAAACGTATTGCGCTCCGGCGTAGCATTGAATCCAGTCAATCGTCTTGCCCGCAAGCTGCTGCTCGTAGTAACCAGGCGGCAGGTTGTTCAGGTTCTCCGCGCCTTCGTTCATAATCCAGTGCTTGTTTGCCGCGAAGATCGAGTCCTGATGCTCTTTCGTGCCTTCCTTCACGCCACCGGGTTGCTTGAAAAACTTCCACGGGTAGCGGCCGCGTATCGGATTCTTCTCCGCAAGGTTCGGCCACCAGTGATCCGAGTCCATCGGGTTGGTGGACATCCACACGCCACGCCACGGACAACCGCCGTTCTTCTTCGTCGGGTAGCGACCAACGCGCGATGTCAGGCCATCGACCACCGCCTTGGGCAACTCACGCGCCTCATCAATAAACCCGCCGGTCAGTTCCAGCGACAGCAGCTTCCGCACGTCGCGCGGCTGATCCAGCGCGAGAAAGATCACCTCGCAGTCCAATCCCGGCGCTCCATCGCGCGGGGGCAGCTTGATATGATGCGTGATCGGCGGCGACCAGCGCATCTCACCCCATGTGTTCTCCGGGAATATCTCCTGCCACGTCTTCAGGGTCGTCGTGCGAAGTTCAGGATACGAGTTACGAATAACCGCAAAGCGCGTGTAGCGGATATTATCAATCGGCGATGGCACCTGCTTCACGGCGCGTAGCATCACTTCCGCCAGACTGGCATAAGTCTTGCCACTGCCGACCGGACCCATCAAGCCGCGCACGAAGCTATCGTCGTTTAGGAATTTCCATACTGTCGGGCTTTCGCTGAAGTCCAGATTCAGCCCGGTCAGCGCGTCCGTATCACGCTGACGCTTCCGACGCGGCGAACGATCAGTCGCCCGTTGCGCTCTAGCCATCCCACGTCTCCTCATGCCACTCGTCACTGTGTTCGAAAGTCCACCATACGCCGCCGCACGAACCACAGACAACCGACTGCATACTGTCGTAAATGCGACCGCGCGATAACTCGCCGCAGAAGTCGCACTCAATATGCGTGGCGTAAAAACGGACGTACCGACGCGACAAGTCTATGACGTTATTCCCGTTCATCATCATCCTTCTCATCGTCCATGACTTCATACGTCGTCGCCTTTGGCCCCGTCACGTTGATGCCGATCATGCTGGGACGGCGTTCATCGCTGTTCGGCTCAAGCAAGCCGCGATGCTTCGCCAACAAACGAAGCGCCGACAGCTTGTCGTGCATCTCAACCTCAATCGTGTTGCCATGCTCGTTCGGCGTGATCTTCACTTTCTTGATCGACCGCTTCGCCCGTGTCGATAACTTGTCAGACGGACGCACCTGTACGCGGCCAAGTTCATCCCACGACAGCACGTCGGTGATCTCGCCGGAGCCAATCGCCTCCAGTTCCTCAACGACAGCGCGTTTTCGGTCCTCGTCGTCAGCCGCTAAAGCCGCTCGCGCCTCGCGGACGGTCAGCTTTTTATCGGTCATGCACTTCAACTCCCAACGCCGCATACCCAGCCAGATCAATCCAACTATCGGCATGATCCGGCGTTTCGACTAATCTTGCCACCTTTACCGCCGCCATGCAAAGCGCGACTTCCTTCATCGTTACGCGACGGCTCAGTATAACAGACCACATATCCGCGATGCGCTGGAAGTTATCCGACGCATCTCCATACGCGCTGCCGCGATTCGATAGCGCGACGGTTACGTTCTCTAGCAGTTCAGTCCTGTTCATCTTCAACCTCTCCAATCCCGTTACACATTTCACACTCGACCCACTTCACGCGGTACTCCATCCACGGCCCGCCATCATAGCCGCCGACCGTGTATTCGCGCTCGACTTCGCCGTCGCCGTTGCATTCTTTACACCTCACCGTCACCCCCCTTCAGCACGTCGTAGTCCACCCACGCAAGACCCTTGTCGATCACGACGATGCCCTTGTTCTGCAACGCATCACGCGCACGATTGCGTGACTGCCGTGTCGCAGATGGCGTCTTGCCGTTGTGTTCCTCATGCCACGACGCGACCGAAACCTTCGGCCCTTTCGTCGCGGCAAGATTCGTCAGCGACTGCAATGCGATCTTCTGCGGCCCGGTCAGGCGTTCACGCCTTTGCTTCGGCGTACCCTGCTCGTCCGTCTCATGCAGCACGACCGTCTGATCGCCTATCAACCCGACGCTCACCATACGAAGACCGATATCGCCAGCAGGCTCCGCATCCTTCTGCTTCTCCACCTGGATCGTCATCAGGCCGTCGTCCTGCATGGCACGGAGCGAAGCGTCCACGCCGCCAAGCAACGACGTGCTGCCACGCATACCGCGAGCCGCATCTTTGCCCGAATGGTGAACCGCCAGCACAGCGCAACCGGCATGACGCTTGATCGCGTCACACGCATCAACAAACATGCCCATGTCCGTCGCGCTGTTCTCATCACCGCCCAACAGCGCACGGGCGACCGTATCAATCACGATCAGCGAGAACCGCTGGCCCAGCGAATCAATCGTCCGCATCAGCTTTTCAATGTCGCCATGCTCGCGGAAACGTACCGCCGTCGGCAGAACATAAAACGGGCAGTCCACACCGGGAAGTTCGTGATGAAACTCCCAGCCCTTGATGCGCTTGCCCAATCCGCCGACACCCTCACCAGCGATATACAATACGCTGCCAGCCGTCACGTTATGACGCCCCTGCCACGCACGACCATGCGCGATAGACAGCGCCCAGTCCAACGCGAGAAACGACTTACCCGCACCCGGCTCACCGTACAGCACACTGAACCCGTGCTTCGTCAGCATACCGTCGATCAACCACTCGACCGGCGGCATACGACGCAAATGCTCCAGCGTGTATATCTCAAACGTGTCCGCCTGCTCGTCTTCCGCCTCATCCACCGACTGCTCAACTTCAGGTAGATCATCCGGCACTTCATACAACGGCGTAGAGCGCATTATGTGCTTGAGGCGATCCGCGTCATTGCCATTGGCGGCAAGCCAGTCCGCGACATCGCCCTTCGGCGCAAGGTTCGGCAGCACGACGCGCTTCATGCGAGCAGCGACACCGTTCAGGTTCTGCGCGACCATATCCATGTGCGCTTCGCCCGCTTCGTCATTATCAGCGATCATCACAACGGCGCGACCGTCGAACCAGCGATTCAAGTCCTCACGCCACTTTCGCGCACCGCCATGACTCGTCGTCGCGAGAAAGCCTGCACTTACCAGCGCGTCGGCACACTTCTCCCCCTCAACGACAAGTATCGGGCGGTCAGGCTGACCAACGATAAGCGGAAGGTTGTACGGCAATGGCGTGACGCCATCCATATTCCATACCCAGCCACCCTTATCGTCAGGATGCCGCTGGATAAAACGCTTCGGCTCATAACGAAGCACCTGATACGACAGAACGCCATCCTCGTCATAATACTCATAGACCTTCGACAACCATTCCTTCGGGCGGATGCGCTCCTCAACCTCACGCGTTATCCCGAATTTGTGTTCCAAAATTTCGTGAATAGGCTTTAACGACGCACCCTCATGATGGCGCACCATGTCAATCACGCCACCGCCCTTGTTCAACTCGTAGTCAAACCAGACGCCCTTGCGTAGATCGACCTCACGCCCATTGTGCGTACCCCAGCGCAGCTTCTGCCCACGCGCTTTCGGATTCGGCTCGCCCCAATAGTGACGCGCGATCTCCTCCATGTATGTGGCTATATTCGTGTTCATTTATTCTTCTCCTGGAAACGACGGCGGGGCGTTATACCCCGCCGCCAATCATGCCCTAAAACAAATCTGCGTCGTCTGCACTACCCCCTTCCGGCATCGCAGGTTCACCGCTATACGGCGCAGGTTCCGGTTCGGCATTGTTCTGGAACGCTTTCGGCGCATCCATCCATGACGCGATATGCCATACCGGCGACTTGAAACGCAACTCGCCCTGCGGCGTGTTCACCTTCGTCGTTTCAAGTTCAGTCACCTCAACGACAGCGTACTTGCCCGGATTCGCGGCAGACTGCGACACATACTCGTCATGCAGCCGGTCCATCGCACGAAGC